TACAACTACAGGTAATTCTTCTAATATTGCGACTACGAATCTTAATGCCGCTGGGACGGCATTAACATCCGGTGTTGCTTCTGCTTTATCCTTAACAACCTTTACTGAACCTGGTACTTCTATTTCAGCATCTAATTCAGGTGCTACAGCAGGTAGTACAATCGCTGCTGCGGGTACTTCAACCTCACAAGCTCAAATGTCTGATGCCGCGGCAGGTGGTGCAGATGCTAATGCTGCAGGTATCTCGTCAACTATAGGTATAGCGGCTTCTATTGTAATAGCAACTGCTAATGCCACTGGTACCTCTACTAGCCAAGCTAATGCGGCTAGTGAAGCTCTGACAACTGCTAGTGCAGTTGGTAGTTCATCAACTACAGGTGTAGCAGCAGCTAAAATATTAATAACTGCTAATGCTACTGGTAGTTCATCAACTACAGGTGCTACAGCATCTAGAGTCTTAACAAATGCTAACGCTATAGGTGACTCTACTAGCCAGGCTAATTCATCCACTATTATATTAACAACTGCTAATGCTACGGGTAGTTCATCAACTACGGGTATTACTCCAGCTGTATATGAGCAAGAAGGTTATCGTTTTAGAAACGATGACGGTACAGAAATCACCGCCACTTGGATGGTTGCACAAGAAGTAGATATTTCTACTGATAAGTTAGTAACCAAGAGGTTACGTATTATATCTAGTGCTACAGGTGAAGCTGATCCTGCCCAGGTAACTTTACAGTATCGTAAAGTTGGTGAACCTAGCTGGAGGAACGTGTAATGGCGATTACATACGTTAACAGAGTACAAACGTCGGGCAACATCACAACGTCATTCAGCCTTACGCTGCCTGTAACACAAGCTGGTGACATCATTATTTTGGAGTTCACGCACCGTGGCACTGGCAATGGCACGATTGGCGGCACTTATAGTGGCCCCGCGTTCTCCCAGAAGCACTCACAGACATACAACACCACGTTTAGCGGCAAGACGCTGTGGTCAAGAGCCACTGGAAACCATGTTAGTCAGACAGTTACAGGTTCTGGTCTGACGAATAGTACTGCACCTATTATTACGATTTACCGTGGTTGCGTGGCAACGGGTGATCCATTAGCTGATGCAACCATCGTTGGCGAGGCAAATGCCAGTGGTGACGAGACACAGGCGCAGATCACCACCGCAACGAACGGTGCGTGGGTTGTACTGGTAGTTGCGAACTCACCTGACGTAGCCGTTACTGCTCAAGCCTGTACCAGTCCGACATTGGTAGCCCGTGCGGAGACTCTATCTACAGGCGGCATTGATACGTCCATTGCTCATGCTTCCGGTGAGAAAGCCACGGCAGGCGCAACAGGTGCATTCACTTGGGCGCAGACCAATGGCGCGAGTGGTTCATGGGCATATGCGATCAAACCAGAGCCAAACTATCAGGAGGGTGTTGGTTCTGCTGTTGCTGAGGCTACTACAACAGGTGTATCTGGAGCGCAAGCTAATGTAACCTTTAATGCACCAGCATCTTCAACCACAATAGGACAAATTGCTGCTATAATAGAGGCGACTTTCACAGTAGCAGCTTCAGCAGCTTCAACAGGAAATACTGCTTGTGTATGTCCTGGTACGGCTTCCGCCTCGGGTGCGTCAAGCACAACGGGTGTTTCTAGCTTTCTAAGTGGTATGACTGCCACCGCCTCGGGTGCGTCAAGCACAACGGGTGTAGGCAATTCTACTGCTCTAGCAACATTCAATGAACCTAGTACTTCTAGCACAACGGGAAATGCTAGCTCTAAAGCCTTAGCAAGCTTCACTGAGCCAAGTACTTCTACGACTATTGGTAACTCTGCTAATATTGCAGCCGCAGTATTTAATGCTGTTGGTACCTCTACAACTATTGGTGATATAGAAGATATTGGCATAGTGGCAGAGTTTGAACTTGCCCCCTCAGCTAATATTGCTCCAAGTGGTGAGAATACTACCGCACAACTTATAGCACCACCAGGTAGAACCTTTGGTGGCGGTCGCATACAAGATGATCAAAATCCTACTGATTCTGTAGATTTAGGGGTTAATCAGTATAGAGAAGACGAATGGTCTATCAGACCAACTGCTGCAGCCATAGATTTACAACAATACGAATTCCGTGTACTTATTAATGGCGTTCCAGCACAAATAGTTTCAGCAACTCCTAAGTGGACTATTACTACAAGTGTTGTAGAAACAGATTTTAACGCTTCTGGTACTTCTAGTGCTGCAGCTAATTCTGAAACACTTAAAGCTACTGAAGCTAACGCAGCGGGTGCTTCTAGTGCTGAAGCAACTTCGAGTAAGATAGCTGGTATAGTATTTAACGTAATTGGTATGTCGTATTCTACTGCGAATAGCGGAGATACTAATACTATATCAGTTAATGCTAATGCAAGTGGTACTTCTAGTGCTGTAGCTAACTCTGAAACACGTAGAGCTGCAAATGCTAATGCAACCGGTGCTTCTAGTGCTGTAGCTAACTCTGAAATACGTAAAACTGCAAATGTTAACGCTTCTGGTACCTCTAGTGCTGCCGCTAACTCTGAAACACTTAAAGCTACTGAGGCTAGTGCATCTGGAATATCATCCGCACTAGCTAATTCAGCTATTATAATATCAACTACATTTAATGAAGCTGGGACAGCTTCTACAACAGGTGTAAGTAAGGTTGTATTCGCCGCTGTAGCATCAGCCAATGGTACTTCTAGCACCACGGCGATTTCGAGTAGGATAGCTGGTACAGTATTTAATGTAATTGGTATGTCGTATTCTACTGCGGATAGCGGGGATACTAACACTGTACCAGTTAATGCTAATACTTCGGGTACGTCTGCTACAATAGGTATTGCTGCTGCTATTAAACCAATAGTTGGTAATGTTGCAGCTACATCGACCACATTAGGTACATCAGCTAGATTAGATTTAGTACAATTTAATACTGACGGCACATCTGCTGCTATCGGACAATCTGGGGTTATAGTACTAGCAGATTTCAGTATTAATGGTATCTCTAGTACCCAAGCTAATACAGCTAATTATGTATTAACTGAATTCACAGTTAATGGTATATCAACAGCTTATGCTGATATATGGAATGCTGTTTTAGAACAAATAACTGCTAGAGTATGCTTACTAGGTACTATAATTACAAGAGTGGACTTAGAGGGACCCGTTACTAATGCACGAATGGTTGGGTCTATAATTACTAAAATAGAGATTGATGGAAGAATTTGTCCTGTTAACCTTCATGGAACAGTAGTACAAAGAATCAATCTTGTCGGCAAGATAAAAGACTGCCGCTAAAGGAGAAAACAATGACAGCTATAGCAACAGGCAAAGGCATAGAAATATCTATTAAAATAGATTTTGATGCCGTTGATGCAACAACTAAGGAAATCAGATATACTAAGCCAGACAACACCACAGGTAAGTGGTCAAATCCATTAGTAACATATGTATTGGAAAATACACAACACTATTTAAGATATATTACACAGTCAACTTCAGATATTAATGCTCCAGGAGTATGGTATTTTCAAGCTCATGTAATTGGACAGGGTTATGACCTTTTTGGTGATAAGGTTAGATATACCTTTGATCCTAAGATGACAGGGACTTTTTAATTTATTTGCTACTATAGCAGAGAAAAAAAGTGTTTGACAATATATCTAAATTATAGGATAATATAAGAATATAAAACAATGAGGTATTAAATGGCTGTAGAATATAAAAACCAAAGAGATACGGTCAAATTTATACGAGATCGAGCAAAGGCCAGGTACGAGAAAGGTACTGAATGCCGTATTTGCGGTTCCACGGAGAAGTTAGACTTTCACCATCATTATAGTTTAAGTCCTTTACTTCATCATTGGATGAAATTAAATAGATTGAAGCCAGAAGACGTTTTGGAGTTTCGTGATAGGTTCATCGAGGAACATATGCCTGAACTGTATGAGCATGCAGTAACGCTATGCCACGACCACCATTTACAGCTTCATTCTGTTTATGGTAAAAATCCAGCTCTCGGCACCGCTAAAAAACAGATAAAGTGGGTTGAGATCCAAAGAGCAAAAAATGGCTTGGTATAATAGAATTTTAGATAGCGCAGCACAAAAACGCGTAGAGAAGTTAAATCCTTCTCAGCCTAGTATAAGTGGTGGTAATTCGTACTCTAGTACGGAAGCCACTTTTTCTTATACTAAAATGTATGAAGAATTAGAAATTGTTAATCGTGGGGTTAACATGATTGTAGATGATACAGCGGAGATACCTACAGTAGTAAGCAAACAGTCTCCTGGTCTTAGTGTTATTTCAGGAGTACAAGTTAAAAAGTTAACTAAGTTACTTAATCATGAACCCAATTTGTATCAAGATATAAATACATTTAAACGCAACTTAATTATTGATTATTTACTAGATGGCAATATATTTATATATTTTGATGGTTCTTATATGTATCATATGCCAGCAGCAAATATGCAGATTGTATCTGATAAAATAACATATATAAAAGAATTCGTATATCAAGGAAAAGACACCTATAGTCCTAAGGAAATAATTCATATAAAAGAAAACTCCCTTAGAGATATATATAGAGGTGTTTCTAGACTTAAACCTGCATTACGTACTATGAAATTAATGCTATCTATGCGTAATTTTCAGGATAATTTCTTTGAAAATGGAGCAGTACCAGGCCTTATAATTAAAAGTCCTAACACTTTATCAGAAAAAATTAAAGCTAGAATGTTAGCGGCCTGGAGTCAGAAGTATAATCCTAATACAGGTGGCAGACGCCCCCTTATATTAGACGGTGGATTAGAAATAGATACTATTTCTGATGTAAACTTTAAAGACTTAGATTTTCAAAATTCTATTGCAGATAATGAGAAAATCATTCTAAAGGCTTTAGGAATTCCACCAGTATTATTAGATTCTGGTAATAATGCTAATTTAGCACCAAATATGAGGATGTACTACTTAGAAACAGTAATTCCTATAGTGCGTAAAATTAATTTTGCATTTGAAAGATACTTTGGTTATATACTTGAAGAAGATACTACAGAAATAGTCGCAATGCAGCCAGAATTACAAGAAACAGCTAATTATTACACAACATTAGTTAATACAGGGATATTAACCCCCAATGAAGCTAGGGATGCTATAGGATATATGCCTGATAAAGATCCTGCGAGTGATGAGTTAAGAATTCCCGCTAATATTGCTGGTAGTGCAGCTAACCCGTCAGAAGGTGGAAAACCCCCTAAAGACCCAGAAGAAGGTGCAAAGCCACCTAAAAAGGAATAAATCATGGCAACAGTCAGACAAAAATTAGCATGTACAGAAACAATGGGAATGTGGTTTCTGGAGATAGGGAAAATTCCCACCTGTGAGGAATATAAAGCTACTAATCCAGTACCTTTGCGCATTTCACAGATAAAGAATATTTTTGGTAATTGGAATAGGATGATGAGACTTATAGAGACTGCTCAACCAGTAATCTGGGAAGAACTCAATAATCCTAAGCCAAAAGCTGCTATCCCTAAAGTAGCGGCTAAGCCCGCTAAGGTAGCGGTAGAGGCTAAATAATGAATAAGATTTTTAATCTTGTTTCTTCTATCAAATCTCTGGAAGATGGAGAGGATGGTCTTAGAATTAAAGGCTTCGCCAGTACTTCAGATATAGATAGAGCAGGAGATGTAATACCCCAGGAGGCCTGGTTAAAGGGTGGCTTAAATAACTTTAGAGCTAATCCAGTTATCTTATTTAACCATAACTCCAATAAACCTATTGGTAAAGCAGAGTTAATTGACCCTACTCCTAAAGGTTTAGAGTTAACAGCATGGATAAGCAAAGCTTCTGGCAAAGCTTATAAATTAATTAAAGAAGGTGTACTTGGAGCTTTTTCTGTAAGTTTCCTAATCAAGGACGCCGATTTTATAGAGGAAACTTATGGATTAATGATTAAGGATGCAGAATTGCTGGAAGTATCGGTGGTATCGATACCTTGCAATCAAGCAGCTACCTTTTCATTGGCAAAGTCTTTTGATTCTGAAGAAGAG